GCTGTGGAGCCCCCCCAGAAGAACGGCGGCGAGCTCGGCGAGTGGTCTCGATGCCGCTCTTCAGCCCGTGGCACGCATCGCACAAGGTCTGGAGGTTCGTCAGCTCATCACCGCCGCCCTGCTCGCGCGGGATGATGTGATCGACCGACAGCGACGCACCTTCAGCCTGCCCTCGTCCGCACATCCGGCAGCGGCTGCCGTCTCGGAGCCGGACCTGCTTGGCGATGCCGCGCCAGCGGCCCTCGCCGGCCTTGCTGTCGAGCAGCGCCATCAGGCCGGCTCCTCCACCACCGCGGCGATCAGCCCCTGAACGTGGCGGGCGTCGACGATCCAGATCGATTCGGCCGGCATGTTCACCCCTTTGATCTTCACGCACATGAGGCCAAGGGCCGCACCGGCGTTGTCGACTTCGGCCTGAAGCTGGCGATGCCACTCCGGCAGGCATAGCCGCTGCTGAGCCTTCGCCTCCACGACGACACCCGGCAGGCCGGTGAGATCGCCGCGATCCAGCGCACCGTATTGGGCCCGCCGCTCCACGAACGGGAATCGAGGCCTCAGCCATTCGACGATGCGCGTCTCCCAGGCCGTGCCTTTCGATCGGTTCGCGTTGGTCACTGGGCCGCCTCTTTCGTCGGGTGGGTGTGCTTCCAGGTGGTCGCCGGGGCGATGCTGGTGTGGCCGTACTCGTGTGCCGCCCTCAGCTCGCCGAGGTTCTTCTCGACGTCGTCGATCCAGAGGTGGTGGAACATCCTGAGATGGCTGGCGAGCTGGTCACGGCTTGTTATCCGCACTTCGAGCATCCTGTCGTACCTTCCTTCCTTTAGCCGCGGTTGAGTGTCTGCTTCTGGTCTGGGGGCCAGGGGCCTCAGGCCCCACGGGGGCCGTATCTCCAAAAGCGCATATAGACAGAGAAGATGATCTTGATTGAATAGGAAGAGCGGCTAAACAGGCCCTGGGAGGAGGTGGCGCACCCCCCAGGGGGCCTCAGGGCCCCGGCCCCCTGAATCTCACTCATTTAGCAGCCTAAACAGCCCCTGCGATTCGGTGAGGAAGCCGGCCGCCACGGCGGCATCGAGGGTCTCCCTCAGCTTCAGCCCCTTCCTCCGGACGCTGCCGATCTTGAAGCAGCTGTAGCGGCACCCGGCCTCGCATTCCGGGCTGAGCAGGTGACTCGTCCTTCGGGTCTTCGCGCTCAAGGCCGACCGCTCCAGCAGCGAGGCGACCTGCCCTTCCATCCGGGTTGCGGCGGCCGCTCCCTGGCTGAGCAGCTGCTCCCGAGCCGAGGCACGGCTCCGAGATCGCTCCTCTTCTCGAAGGACGTCCTGCCTGGCCGCCAGCACCACCGCCTCGTCGACCTCGACGGTTGTCACCTTCGGATCGCCCGGCCGCTTCAGCACCGCCAGCAGCGTCGCGACCGTCGCCAGGGCGTAGGCCCGATGTTGAGGGGCCTCGCCGAGCCATTCGGCCTTGGCGACGCCGAACAGCATGTCAAGGGCGGCCTCCTCGGCGGCGACGGCGGTCCTCGGCAGGTCGGCCAGGTCGATCACATCGCCGACGTCGCACTCCACCCGCTTGAACTCGCCGATCGGGTCGGCATCGCACCATAGGAACCTCTGCGGCCAACCGCCGGTCTCGTTGTCGAACAGACCGCCTCCCTTACCGGGCTGGACGTTTACGACCATCCCCAACGAGTAGCTATCGGCCGGGACGGTGACGCCGGCGGAGCGGTCCGCTCGGATCGCCCCAATCGTCTCGGCGGTCCAGACGGAGCGGAGAACGCTCGTCGTGATGTCGCCCGCCCTGTCCATCCTTCCGGTGATCGCGTCGACCTCGTCGAAGCGGATGAGCACGTTCGGGTTGTCGACCGTGACGGTGCCGTCCTTGTCGGCGAAGGCCATCGCCTTCGGGATCGACTCGCCGCTGGCCGGCTCTCGTTCCGCCACCTGATCGAGCAGGCCGGTGCGGATCTCGAAGTGCTGCTTGCTGGCTCGGAACGCGAGGGACTTGCCGGCGCCTGGCCGTCCGAGCAGCACGACGAACAGGTTCGGCGAGCCCGGTCCTCGGGCGTAGTCGGGCGTCCTGAAGCCGACGGGCACGGCGGCGGCTATCCTCGCGAGGGTGACCCCGAGCAGGGCGTAGGGGCTGATGCCGTAATCCAGGGCCACGTGCTCGATCCTGGCCATCCGGGCGTGTTGTCCGAAGTCCAAGTCGGGCCGTTCGCGGCCATACGGGGCTCCCTGGGACTCCCGGGCCCCCGAACCCTGGTGCTTATCAGGGCCCAGGTACCCCGAGGCTCCAGAGGGCTCCAGAATGCCCCACCCGGCATCATCGCAAGCTGCGCCGCCGCATTGCTCCTGATCGGCCAGATCGGTCTTCGCCAAGGCACCGCCGACCATTCGGTCGAACTCATCCCGGGCCAAGCCGAGCGGTCGATCGCCGGCCACGTCGTCGAGGAACAGCTGTCGGACCCCTCGGAGCGTCTCAGCCGCGCCGGCATGACCTTCCGCCCCGAGCCTGACGATCGCCATCACGCGGCCGGTGTAGTGGTCGTGGCGGGACGCCCCCGGCTCGACGTCCTTGGCCCCCGCTCGGATGATCTTGGAGCAGGCTCCGTCGTCGCCGGCCTCGGGCAGGTCCGCCAGGTCGATCCCCTCGGAGCCGACGACGAACAGCCTTGTCCCCTTCAGCTCGGCGGCCCAAGCCGTCGGCAGCTCGGGCAGGTCGGCGGCCGCTGTCATCGGCTCGGCCCTGTAGATCATCCCCTCCGGGTGGAGGCTCGGGGCAGTAACCGCGTACCGATGGCCGGGCTTGATGAGATCGATCCCGTTGACCGTCCCGACCAACTCGTCCGGATCGCCGGCGTAGCGGTAAAGGCGGATGCCGCTCACCCCGTCATCGCGGCTCGTGATGGTCATCGTCTCGGGGAGCGGACCGCAGCGGCTTGTCATCCCCTCGAGGGTGAGACCGCCGTGCTTCGCTCCGTAGGCATCGACGTCGAGGCCGATCACCCCGGCGGGAAGGCGGATTGCGATGTTGTCCCGGCCGTTGGATTCGATCCACGACTGGACATCCGCTCGGCTTGGCCACCTGGCGTCCTGGCCGGTCCAACCGGGCGGCGGCGGTGACTTCTCCCCGAGCGGGATCGGCAGCGGCGCGTAGCCGGCGTCGAAGTAGTCGACGGCTCGGGCCGCGTACGGCCCGGTGTACTGTTCCACTTGTTCTCCTCGGTTGGTGAACGTGAGGCCCCGGTCGTTGGGTGGAAGCCCTAAGGCGACCGGGGCCTCGTTCGCTCCGCTTACTCAGAACCCTGCCGTGTCGTCCTGCTTCACCGCCCCGAGTGAGCCGAGGGCCTTCTCGACGTCGGCGGCCCGGCCCGGGGTGAAGACCGCGCTGTACTGCTTGGCGCCGTGGTAGCCCTTCTTCTTCGGTGCCGCGTCGCCGGTGTACGTCACCGTCAGAACGGCCCCGAGCTGGAGGCCCTTACCGCCGGCCTCGCGGACCGCGTCGCGGATCGCCGCCTTCATCGCCGGCGCCTTGATCACCAGCTGGCGGACGCCGGTGTCGTTCGGGATCTCGACGTCGCGCTCGTCCGTCTGAAGGTTGATGACAACCTCCTGAACGGGCTGGCCGTCCGGCCACGTCAACGGCTCGCCGGAGTCGAAGTCCTTGGCTTGCCGTACCTTCGGCGCCGGGGTGATGATCGTGCCGGTCACCCCCGACCCGATCGTCGGGAACTTCGCCCAGGCGACGCCCCCTCCCATCAGGAAGTCGTCTGCTCCAATCTCGTCATACATTATCGGTCTCCTTCTTCTTCTTGGTGTTTCGCGCCGCCATCTTGGCGGGCACGTTCTTGGGGCCGGTGAACAGCGGCCTGACCGCGCCTTTCGACCCGGGCATCGTTCCGATCAGCCCACTTCGCAGGGACAGATCGGCGGACTCGTAGGTCGCGTACGGACCGTAGACCTCGACCGCTTTCGTCGGCGTCTGGATCAGCGCGCACCAGCGGGTCGTCGTGTCGTCCGCCGACACCACCGCCTCGAGCATGCGATTGAGCAGATCGTCTGGCTTCTCGTCCGGCTGTCGCGACTCGAGCACCTCCTTGGCGGCTCGCCTCATCGCCACGGTCACCCGAGGCGCGACGACCCGCCTCACGCCGGCACGCTCCGCAACCGCTGGCCGACCGGCGAGGAGCCGCCCATCCAGGCGCTCAGGGCCTTGACGGATCGGAAGACGCCGAACTCGAGGTCGTCGGCCGTGACGGGGACGATCGCCCACTTGGCAGAGTCCTTCGGCACGTGGAGCACGACACAGCGGTCGATCCTCGGCAGGGTCAGCTGCTTGCCCTCCGGGGTGACGATGCCCTCGGCGTAGCGGTAGGCCGCGAGCTGGAGTGACGTCTCTGAGTACACGCCCGAACCGCTCTTCCAGTCGACGAGCCACTGCTCGTCCCCGACCTTCACGATCGCGTCGAAGGTGCCGGCGTACTCCTCGCGGGAGTGCCACACCGTCTCCTCGGTGAAGATCGGTTCGGGCCGCAGCGCGTCGAGGATCTCGTCGACGTTCCGATCGGCCTGACACTGAGGGGCGGCGCGAAGGCCGCCGAGCCGGCCCTCCGCATAGGAGTGGACGTCCGTCCCCGAGTCGGCGGCGCTGTTCCGCTTCCGGTACGGCGAGCCTTTCAGCAGCGCAATCGCATCGTCGTCCGGCAGGCCGGCCCAGGACTCGCGATGCTCGACCGCGAAGGTGGCGACGCTCTTCGCTGCCCAGCCGACCAGAGCCGGCTTGGCGACGGCGTTCAGGATCGTCGTCACCGACGGCACTTCCTGAAGCGTGAGCGGGTGGATGTATCGCCGGCCTCCGAAGCCGGCCGGGTTGGTGGTCCTGATCTTAGGCATTGCTCTTCTCCTTGATGTCGTTGATCGCTGTCCTGAGCTCGTTGTCGTACCAGGCTTCCACCGGGTTCTCCGGGAGGAACCGCCAGGTGTCGCCGTACAGATAGTTGTGGCCGGCGAGACCGAGCTTATTGAAGCGGGCCCGGATGTCGTGGATCGAGTCGTACCTGACGCCGGACCAGTCCGGGCCGTTGACCTCGCGCGGGTTGTCGACCGGCCCGGATTCGATGACCCCTTGGATCTTCGCCTTGTCGGTGCTGTACGCATGAAGGCTGATCGCTCGGTGGCGGTACAGGCCGGTCTTGACGCCGAGGACCGAAGCCGCGGCCGCCTGGAGCTGGCCCATCTGGCCGACATCGTAGGTCAGGCCGGCCCAGAGATCGTTGCTCCGCATCGTCGTGAACATCAGCAGCTCGCCGTCGCGGATCAGCAGCTGGAACTGGCTGACGCACGGCCTGTCCCGCCAGCGGCGGTCGTAGTCGGTCTCGCTGTCCCAGACGTTCACCACCGCGCGCCGGCTCGACGGATCGGCTTGTAGCTCAGCCACCGCCTTGTCGAGCTCGCCGCGCATCCGCGGCCCGTATTGCCCTTGCCAGAACCTGCGCTCCCCCCGGAGCATGTCGGCGACACCGACGCGGTCCGCGACCTTCAGGGGCAGTCGTTCGATCGGGTCGGCGAACCGACCGAGGAACGGGGCGATCGCGATGAAGACGTCCGGGTACGACCGAGCAGCGAGGTTGTTCAGGCCGTCGATGAGCATCATCTTCCGGCCGACCTTGCGGCCGATGCCGATCGGCACCCCTCCGCCGACGGCGTCCGCGACGGCGAACTGGTAGTCGATCAACTCGACCGTGTCCAGCCCGTCGCGGACCGGCTGCGGATATCCAAGGGCTAGGACGTGACGGGCGATCATCGGCCAGGCTTCGGCCATCGAGTCGTAGGTCTTCACGTGGCCACCGCCATCTCGAAGGCCGGCAGACTCATCACGAGCTGCGGCAGGCCGGTGCGGTCATCCTCATGGAGCTCGCAGATCAGACGCTGGAAAGCGATGGAGCGGCCGATCTCGACAGGGTCTTCGCCGCGCCGGCCCAGCTCCTCCATGATCTCATCCTCGGGGCGGACCAGCGTCACGACGACGGTCCCCAACGCGGCGTGGAGCTGACAGAGCCGAACCCGCTGGTGCGGCTTGAGGAGCGGCTCGCGGCGGAACAGGCTGGCCCAGACGTTCTCGTGGAGGAAGCTGCGGTCGTAGACCACCGGCTTGCGAGCCGTCGCGTCCCACACGGCCGGCAGGGCGAACTGCTGCCACCAGTCCCGTGTCGGATCCGGCGGGCCGAAGTGCCGGTATCGGGTGCCCAGGTCGCGGAGGAGCCGAGCGGCCGTCGTCTTGCCGACGCCGTCGGTCCCCTCGAGGATGAGAATGTTGGCGCCGAGGATCGCGCGGCGGACGGCATCCATCAGGACCGCCCGTGGTCGTGGTCACCGCTGAGTCGGCGCAGCTCGTTGATACCGGCCTTCGCCTCGAAGGCGAGGAGGACATCATCCGCGTCCATGCCGGCGGCGATGAACAGGTTGACCAGGAAGTGGAGAACATCGACGAGCTCGACGCGGAGACGGGCCAGCTCGTCATCGGCGATCGGCCGCGACGCCTTCCATGGCTTCCACGGTGTCTCCTCGAGGACCTCCACGGACTCGGCGATGAGGGCGAGGATCTGGGAGCTGACGTAAGCCTGCCACTCCTCATGGGGCAGGTCGTCGAGCCGGCCGACGTACGCCGCTTGTGCGGCTCGCTGGCGGTCGAAGATGAGCTGGAGCATTGCGAAGACCTCTTCTCGGTTGGTGAGTGTTTAGTGTGTGGGAGCCTGAGACTACCACAGGGGCAGGACAGTCGGGAGCAGCTCGATACCGCAGGTCCGCGCCACCTCCAGCCGCTGGTCGTCGGGCTGCTTCGGCGATAGGGCCGGGTAGACAACCCGGCTGATCCCGGCGGCCGCGATCGCCTTCAGGCAGTCCAGGCAGGGCGATAGCGTCACCGCGATCAGACCGCCGCGAGTCTCCTTAGGGGTTGACCACCGCAGGGCGTTGACCTCGGCGTGAACGGCGAAGGCCTTGCGGTACTCCTTGTCCAGCTGGTCGACGTCGACGCCGGCCGGTGGGCCGTTGTAGCCGACGCCGGCGACGCTGTTGTCCGCCCTGAGGACGACGGCCCCGACCTTCCGGTATTCGTCGACCGATCGGATCGCTGCCGCTTCCGCCAGGGCCAGCGCGTACTGGTCCCACGACGGCCGGCTCACTCGACGGTCACCCACGCCATACAAGTCTGGAGCAGGTGGTCGTAGTCACCGGCCGTCGCCTCGTCCATGAACTCCTGCCGGTCGGCATCTGAAACGCCGGCCCGGCGGAGGGCCTTGCTAACCGAGCCAAGGATGGCGAAGGCGTTGCCGTCCGAACCGCTGAGCTCGACGGATACATCGGGGAACCTGGTGCTCATCGTGCGCTCCTCTTCCTGACCTTCCGCCGGCTAACTGCCGAGCGGACTTCGTCGATCACTACGAACCCGACGCCCACCCAGACGGTCGCGATGATGAGATCCGCGACCGTCTGGAGAATGGCGGTACTGGTCACTGGGCATCGTCGTTGCTGATCCGGCGGCGCTTCGCCGACCTGGCGTACTCGTTGGCCGCGTCGACCAGCGGCATCGGGACCAACTTGCCGGCATCGATCAGCTTCACGGCGGCATCATAGGCGGCCCTGCCGGTCGGCGTCTTTGCCTTGGCGGCACGCGGCTTCGCCGGCTTGGCTGCCTTCTCTTCCGCCCTGGCGATCCGAGCGGCTTCCGTCGCACGGATGAACGCCCTCGCGGCGATGCCGTCCATCTCCTGATCGAAGGCTGCGAGGTAGCGGACCGTCTCGCCGACGCGGCCGACGGTGCAGCCAACCTCTTCGGCGATCGAGGCGCGGGACGGGACGGGCTTGTCGCTCTTCGCCCAGTCGGTCAGGCACTTCGTGATCGCGGTTCCCTTGGCACCGCCGGCGTGGGCGGCGGGCATGACGGTGTCGATGGTGGTGGTGGTCATTGCTCTGTCTCCTGTTTCGGTTGGTGTTCGGTTCGGACTGTCCGACCGATGACCGCCCTCCAAGGCTGGAGGACGATCAACGCTCGTCAGGCGGTCTGTGGATCAGTCGGTGAGCATGTCGACGATGACGGAGATCTTCGCGAGCTGCTCGTTAGCTTCGGTGAGGAAATAGAAGACGCTGGCCACGGGGTCCTCGAGGGAATCGTGAAGCGCCCCACTCGTGGTGCCCGCCCGCTTCGCGAGCTGGTCCGAGACACTCTGGGCGTACTGGGTCGACGCCTGGAGTTGGGCGATCAGCATCTTCAGCTCGGCGTTGGCGGTCACTTGGAGCTCGCCGCGAAGTTCGCCGACAGGCAGGCGACGCACTCGCCCCGCGCCTTGATGATCGTCAGGTTGGACGGTCCGCCGCACTTGGGGCAGGTCGCCTCGAAGCCGGCGGGCGGGGCGGTGTTCGCCGTCGCCGTCGAGCGGAGGTGGTCCGCGAAGCTCTTCGTCATGTCGTTCTCCTTGGTCGGTATCTGCTTACAAGGAGAATCTTACTACGACTAAAGGCGAGTGACGACCACCGACGATGTGACCTCCATCACACGGCTCCGGCCAGCCCCCAGCATTAGCTATCCTGGCCGGCCGACGCGGCCGCGCGATTCGTCGGAGCGTAGGCCGCGACGATGTTGTCCCAGGATGCTCGGTCTACCGACCAAGCCGGAAGACCGCCGGCGCGAGCGTTCGCCCCGGCCGCTGCCGTCAGACTCACGAGGCGGCCGCCGTCGAGCAGCCACCAGGATCCAGTCGGTGCTTGAAGGATCATTCCCTCGTCCTTTCGTTGAGCCGGCGGAGCCGGCGGTGGGTTGGTCGGAGCGAGCAGAGCGGCGACGTCCCGCCTCACCCGGTTCATGTCGTCGCGAGGGTCGATCTTCCGGCTCGTCCACTCCCGATGGCCGAGCACCTGATCGGCTCGCAAGTTGTACCGCCGGCACAACGCCGCGGTCGTCTCCAGCATCACGCGGTACAGAGCTGGATGAGTCGACAGGGCGTGAGCGCCATTACACTGGCCGCTGATCCCGACGATGTGAGCGTTGCCGTTGTCTCGAGCGACTGTCTGCCAAGGCCCGCCGGTCCCGGCGTGATGAGCACGACCCGGCTCGGGCTGGCCGTGGGCCTGATTGGTGATGATGTAACAGACCGCGTCGGCGCCCACGAGCAGGTTGTATAAACCGCCGTTGCGAGCGAAGGAGACTTCCCCCGGCGTCGAGCCCGTCCCGCAGTTCCCGGCGGTGTGATGCCACATCACTCCGCGGATGTCGCGGAAGCTGCCGGGCCGGCTCGGCCTGCCGTTGTCGTTGACGCGGATCCCTTGGCCCGCGAGGTATCTGCCAAGCGTGCTACTCATCGCCGTCCTTCCCGAGCACGTGGGCAATCCCGGCGCCGACCATCACGGAGCCGACACCGAACAGCAGAGCGATGGCGGTCCTCTTGTCCGCGCCGTCCGCGATCAGTCCGATGTCGACGGCGAGCACGGTCAGACCGGCCGCAAGCAGTGGCCAGCGGGCGAGGTCTTTCATGAGAACGTCCCTCCTAGCGGTGAGGCGGACAGGCCGGCGAAGTTGACTTGACGGGTACCGCCGCCGGCCTGAAGCGCGAACAAGCTGACCACTAGCGGCAGGGCTGGATCGGTGATGAACAGGACCTGCGCGATGCTTGCCTGCTCGATCGTCGGGAAGGCCGTCGCGCCGGACGTCGCTTGCTTGTACATCGTGTGCCCGGACGGTGAGCCGGCTGCTTGAGTGAGACCGCCAGAGCATTGGATCCCGGCGCGAACGTCCCCCGTTCCGGTGTGAGCGGCCAGGAACGCGTTGGCCGTTACCAGCACCGGCGTGCCGATCGGCATCGCGGCCAAGGTGAGGGTGACCGGCGAGGCCGGCAGCGCCGCCCATCCGGTCGAAACGATGTTATTCGTCGCCGCCGACCTGACCTGTTGCGGTGTGGGAAGGACCGGCCCTCCGCCGCCGCCGCCCGCCCCGGCGAGAGTCGAGTACAACCGGAGCGACGTTCCGACCGGCGGTGTCGCTGTCGATCCGGACGTGTCCGTCCTCAGCGCCGTGAACGACCACCAGCCGCCCTCGTCGACCGGCACGTTGAGAAGCGAGTACCTGGCGAAGCCAGTAATCGGCGGCGTCGACGGGTCGTCCGTGATCACTAGCGTGTCGCCGGGCAGCAGAGTGATCAGCGAGCGGATGATCCCGTCCGCATCGGTGCCGGACAGGGCGAACGTCCTGGGGTTGGAGCCGGTACCGGAGATCGCGATGTTGCCAGCGCCCGGGTCGACACCGGTCGTCGTCCCGCCGAAGAGGTAGCGGGACATGCCGGTCAGTGATGCGTGGGAGTGAACTAGCGGCGCGAACTTCGCCGGGTGGCGCGGAGCGGTCACGGGATCTGGACCGAGACGGCAATGACGTGGATTGAAGTAACGGGCCCGACGTAGGCGACCCAGGCACCGCCGACCAGCTGCCAGGCGCGGAGGTTCCCGGCTGTGACCGACATGCTGCCGGGGGTGAAGAACAGCGGGGCGGCGCCGGCAACAGCCGAAGCCGTCACGGTCGGAGGAACCCCGCCGAGGTTGTGGGTGAACGCCCAGGCGCCGGAGGCGTTGAACGTCGCCGGGCCGTCGTACTCCCATATCCTGTAGACAGACTCGACGGCCGCCGCGAGGTTGGCAATGTTGCCCGCTCCTTGTGCGACCGGATCGGTGCCAAGCGGGAACGGCAGCTTGAGCCGCGGCGTCTGAGCCATCGGTTCCTCCTAAGTCAGCGGGGTCGAGTACAGATCGTCCCACGTAATGCCCAGGGGTACATCATCCCACACCAGGCCGGGCGGCACGTCGATCCACCGCTGGGCCGGGTAGGTCAGAGCCCGTTCGGACACCGCAAGGGTCATGTCCCACGTCGTCGATGTCAGTACCTCGGACCATCCCTCGACGTGGACGAGCGCCGAGCCGATCGGTGCCGGCATGCCGGTGAGTTCGATCGGGTCGGACAGGACCAGACCGGCAATCGCGATCCGTGTCGCCTCGGGTAGCTCCCAGACCGGGACCTGCCAGGAGGCCGACCTCCAGCGCGGCTCGGCGTACAGCGCGACGACCCGGCCGGCGTAAGCGGTGGCGTCGAGCGCTTCGGCCAGGGTCGTGTTGTACGGTGCCGCCGCTCGGCCCCACTTCGCGATGCTAGCGGCGTCGGTCGCCTCGACCTGCTGGCGGTTCAGACCGAAGCTGACGCGCGCGATGTTGATCAAGTCGCCCAGCTTCTGAGACACTACCGACCCGTCCTCGACGTCGCACGAGTCGAGGCTCAAGACCGGTGTCGTCAGATTCCGGCGGTACTCCGCGTCCTGGTATGCGACCCGGCCATCCGGCACGTCGACTAGCAGGCCGGCCGCATCGCCGGCAACGATCGCCGCTTGCGTCAGGGCGACATCCGACTCGACTCCGCGGGCCACGATATCGACGGTCCCAGCGCTGATGCCGGCCGGAGTCACATCCGTGGTGGCGATGATCCGGGCGATGCGGGCGCCGTCAAGTTCTTGCGGCCAGGGCTCTTCACCGATCAACTCGCGACCGAGACGGCCCAGTCCGTCGGACACCGCCACCAGCCGGGTCTCGACGCCGGTACTCACTAGCGCCGCATCGAGATCGGTGATGTAGCCAGTGAACCGGCGGACGAAGCCGGCGCCGGGAGCGGGCTCGAGGTCGATCGTCAAGCTCGAGCCGACGCTTGCGCCGATGTTCCCCTGGATGACGCCGGCGGCGTAGGTCGGATCTGGCTGCTCGGTCACCTCTGTCCGACCGCCGCCGATGACAAGCGAGTCGTCCATGTCGCACGTCCGCGGGACGCCGTCGATGGTGACGATCACCGAGTGGGTCATAGCGCCCACGCCCCGACGCGGCTCAGCCTGATGTTGTTACTGATCAGCGACCGACGGATCGCGTTCGCGGTAGCGACCGGGTCGAGCACCCCGGCGACGTTCACGGTTGTCCGGGTCGGCACGCTCGGAGCGGCTCGTCCGGTAGCGGAGAAGGCGGCGACCCCTGTCGGAGCGGAGGCGCCGAAGATGTTGCCGATGCCGGAGCCGATGTCCCGCAGCCACGATGGCGGCTCGGGCCAATCGATCTGGCCGATCTTCCTGATAAGGTCGCCGATCCAACGGACCGCCTTCTGGATCGCCTGCCACAACCCGTCGATGATCCCGCGGAACGTGTCGCTCTTCTTGTACGCGATGACGAAGATTGCTATCAGGGCGGCCACCGCGACAACGATCAGCCCGATCGGGTTGGCGAGCAGGGCGACGTTGAGGAGCCACTGAGCAGCGGTCCAAGCGAGCGCCGCCGTCCGGACGATCTTCTGCGCGGCGGCGACCGCCAGCATCACGGCCCGGTACGCCTTCAGCGCCGCGTTGATGGTCACGATCGCAGCTGCCGCGGTCAGCACCACTGCGGCGAGTCGAAGAAGGAGCGTGGTGTTCCGGCTCGCCCAGTCGGCCGCTTGCTGGAGGTAGGGCAGGAGTGTCTCGATGACCGGCAGCAGGGCCGCGCCGATCGCCTCACCCGTCTCCGACAGGGACAGGGCGAGACGCTGCTGCTGACCGGCTGCGGTGTTGGCGGCCGTTGCGGCTTGACCGCCGGTGATGCGGGCGAGTTCGGCCTGGATCAGGGCGAGATCCCCGGACGCCAGGATGGACCTGTCGATGCCAGGGACCAGCTTCCCCAGAGCGGTTGTCTGGCCGGCTGCCGCCTTGGCGATCGCGTTGCTCGCCTGCTCGACGCTGATCCCCTTCGCCGCCGCGACGTCCATCGCCAGGGCCGCGAGTTCCTGCGCCTTCGCAACGTCACCGGTCGCGGTCGCCAAGGTGGCGAGGGCGGGCCGCAGCTCGTCATCGGCAACGCCGAGCGCCTTGCCTTGCGCGGTGATCCAGTCCTCGACCGATGAGACCTGGGCGTCGGTCGCTTTGGTGGTGTTCCTCAAGGACAGCGCCAGCTTCGCGGCTGAGGCCTGATCCGCTGCTGCCGACTGGGCGAGCTTGAACCCGGCGGCGGCCGCGGCGGCGATCCCGACGGCGGCAACAGCACTCGCCTTGCCGACGCTTGCGCCGAACTTGTCGGCCCCAGAGGCGGCCTCGTCGAATCCTTTCTGCGCGCCCTTGGCGTCGCTGATGATCCGAATCGCCAGGATCGCAGTCTTGGCCACGTCAGGCCCCCCTTACCCTGGCGATGATCCTATCGACCGCCGACTCGAAGACTGCCGTCCATTGAGGCTCGGTCCGCTGCGCTGCTTCGCTCAGCCACGGGTTGGCGGCGATGTTCCGCTTCGGCCAGCCCCAGTGGATCGGCTGCGCGTACGGGACGGAGGCCCGGCCGGCGCGGATAACGCTGGCCGTCTTCGTCCCGGATCCGCGGACCGATCCGGCGAGCCGGCCCGACTGGCGAGGGGCCGACGCCCCACCGGCCGCGGACGCAATGCTGGCCGCCTCGCGATGGGCGTCGCGGAGGTCGGTCAGGTCGTCGCCGGCCTGCTTCAGCGTCTTCCGAAGCTGTCGCCCACCCTCGACCTTTACCGTTCCGGCCGCCCTGTCCACCACTCACCTCCGCCGATTACTCTTCGCCCTGTCTTTCAGGATCTCCAGCACCGTCATGATCGACTCAGGCGGCTCATCCCGCCAGTCTCGCGGGGCGGTCTTCGTCGCCACCGCGACCTCGACGATCAGACGGGACCAGGATCCTGGCTCGTAGGGCCCGCCTCCTCGACGGCCTCGCTCACATTGACGTCGACAAGCTGATCGCGGAAAGCGTCGAAAGTCTGTTCAGTCAGGCCGGCCCGCTTCGCAGCGGACCAGGCTAGGAAGGACTGGAACAGGAACGGCGCCTCGCCGGCAACGGGCCACTTCCGAACCGGCCGCACCATGTCCCACGCCACCAGATCGCGGTTGTCGATGCTGACGGCCTGCGGCTCGTCGGCCTCGAGCAGGTAGGTCGCATCTTGCCTCACGCGGCTGCCTCGAAGGTGAAGGTCCCGACGGCGGCCCACTCGACCTCGCTCGCAATCGGCGCGCCGAACTCGTCTGCGCCGATCTCGCCCGGCAGCGTGAGGACGACAGTCCCCGTCCACTCGGCGCCGTTGACGTCGTTGGGGACGAAGCTGAACGGCACCTCGCCGAGGTCGTTCGCCTGGAGGAAGGCATACAGCCCGGCGGCCGACAGGTCGTTCTCCAGCGAGGCGGTGAACCCGTCCGAGCGGGTCTGCTTCGCCGGGAGGACGTCGCCGCACAACCGCGTCCGGGACTCGGTGGTCTCCTCGTAGGTGTGGGTGATCGCCGCGCCCAGGACCTCGCAGCTGAAGTCCAAGGGCGTCGATCCGACCGTCACTGTGCCCGGTCCGAGAGCTGTCACTGTTGCGGCCATCACTACTCCAAAGTTAGTTCGTACGCCGGCAGGCCTGCCGGAGCGTTAGGCGGTTGGTACGTGCGAGCCCTGCTGGTGACGCGGTATCCGTAATCGAGCAGCGCGGCCATCGCCGAATCGACGAGGTCGAGCAGATCATCGCCGGTCGTTCCGCTGGGAAGGATCAGGACCGAGACCTGAAACGTCCAGACGTCGCCGCGGACGTTGACCGGTTCGATCGCCTCCGGTGAGCCGACCACCAGACAGGGCCCGGCGATCGGCGAGGACGGAACCGGCGGCCCGAGCACCGTCAAGCCGAGCGGTTCCAAAGCGCTGATCACATCGCTCGCGACCGCGGAGTGACTGCCGGCCTTGATCATCAGGCCACCGGGATCCGACGGAATGGACCTTCGAGGCTGTCGATGACCGGGTCGTATCTCGGGACGTACGCGACGCCGAGGTCCAGACCGGTATCGAGAATCCCGAGCGTGTGAGCCTTGCTAGCCCAGAGGTTCGCGGTCCGGCGGAACAGAGCTTCGCGAAGCTGATCGGTGAAGGGGTCGGTCAGGCAGTCCGAGTCCTGCTGGCCGATGGCGGCGAGACGCATCTCGGCGACCATCGGATTGCCAGCGGGGACGCTCAGCCTGGCGCAGATCTCGTCGACTGTCGGCCTGTCCGCCATGGTCCCTCCTCGTTCCTGGTCACAATGCCTGCCCGCGGGATTCTGGAGCGCCCTGGGCTCCGAGAACTCCTGGCCCTGCTGGTTACAAGGGCCTGAACTCTCGGAGCTCCAGAGGACCCCGTGTATCGAGCCGGCCGGCGCATTGAGCTTCCCCTGCGCGCGGCGCCGGCCGGCTCGATGGATCACGGAGCCTCGGAGCACTCCACCAGAGCGTCGGTCCGGCCGACGACCGTGCGCGCCCGAGCCTCAGCCAGCAGCGTGAAGATGTTGCTGGTGAAGGTGGAGGCGTGCGAGTCGGTGACGTAGACCGAGACGCCGGTCCGCTGGAGCAGCGTGACGCCGGCGGTGAAGTCGCCGACCAACGCGGTGCCAGCGGCCTGGAGCGAGCTCGAGATGACCGGCAGTCCCCAGTAGCTGGGACGAACGGTCGGGCCGAGCAGCGTGCCGCCCATGACGGCGATGTCCAGCGCGGCGTAGTCCGCCGGGTTTAGGACGATGCCGTTCGGGGAGAAGCCCTCGGCCTCGACGGTGCCGATGCCGATGCGGATGGCTTCGAGCAGGCTGGCCCCGGTCGCGGTCGGAAGCGTCGCGGCGGTGATCGCCGCGGCGATGTTCGACTCGATCCGGTCGAGCACGCCACGGCGCAGCTGGCCGTCGATGAAGGAGCGCACCGAGTCGGAGTCTTCCATAACCTGGCGGGTTGCCTGTACCCAGTGGGCGATGGTGTCCAGCGAGTAGGGCGTGATCGTCGCGGTCAGAGCGCCCTCGGGCTTAGGAGCACCCTCGGCGACAACGCCCGCGGCGGGCGGCGTTCCGTAGGTCACCCAGTCGATCACGTTCGAGTTGACCTGAACCTTGCTGACCAGCTGAGTCAGCGGGCGCAAGTCGGTCGGCTCGGCGGCCAGCAGCCGCTGCGGCTGGGGCATGAGCGCCAGACCGGGCAGGTCGGTCGTATTGACCGGCGCGCGGAACTCGAGCGGCGAGCAGGGGACGTCGACGGTGCTGGTCCGAGAGGCGCCGCTGCGGAACTCCGCGTAGGCGCGTGACTCGATGAACAGCGATGCGACGTCGGTCGGCGCCGAGCCACGGGACTCGAGCGAGGTGGAGCCGGCCCGGGCAGACCTGGCGTCGAGGCTGTCCATCGCGGCGCGCGTCTCGTCAACCTTGACGATCTGCTCGATCCGGGAGTGGATGCTCTTCGCCGCGGTCTCGAGCTCGGCGAGGTTCTTGTCGGTGTCGGGGCCCGGCTCAGCGGACTCGACGAGACCGGCCATCCGCTCAAGGATGCCGGCGTGCTCCTTGCGGAGCTGGTCAAGGATGTTCATGGGTCGCCCTCCTAGGGGCATCGGTGTGAACGGTGGACAGTTCTGCCGGCCCGGTGACGTCGATGCCGTGAGGCGGTTCGCCGGAAGCCGGCGGTTCACCTCGCTCGGCGGTGCGCCGTTGAGCGATCAAGATGATCCTAGCGCGGCGATCTTCTCAAGCCAGCCCTCTCGCCACGTATCTTCGTTGCGCAGGCTGGTCAGCTGGGCGGCCTTCCCGTAGGCGCCATACGGAACGAGGCTGACCTCGGCGAGATGGGCCCGCCGCCGGACCAGCGTCATCGAGTCGCCGTCGCGCTCGACCCTGGTGGACTTGGCGGTGAAGCCGATCGACAAGTCCTCGAGGTCTCCCTCCGCCACGGAGATGAAGGCCTGCCGGGCTTGACTGCCCGGTTCCTCGACAAGTCGCATGTTCCACTGAAAGCGGATGTCCAACCCGCCGGCCGACTCGCTGAGGACACTCGCCCGCCCGAGCGGGACGATGCTGGTGTCGTGCGAATACAGCAGCTTCACCCTGGCATGCTGGTCCTTCGCGCCGACCTGGGCGGCGAAGGCGCCGGACTCGAAGCGCTCGAAGACGCCGGGCAGCAGTTCGATCCGCTGGTCGTACGGGACGGCCCGGCCTTCCATCACGCCGGCGGCTGCGTCGACCGCCTCGATGTGGACGACCTGCCGGCGGAACAGGGTGCCGGCGCCATCAATCGCGTCAGGCAGTTTCATCGCTAACCTCCTCCATGGCCGCCGGCTCGGCGAGCGGTGGCAGATCTTCCAGACCTCGGACCTCGTTGACGGTCATCCAGCCGTCGGCCAGAGCGGTCGAGTAGGTCGCCACTCTGGTGCTCGTGTCGGCGCGGAGCAGACCGCGCATGTCGATCCTCACGTCGGTGCCCGCCGGGACCAGGGCCGACAGGGCGACCTCGAGCCGGCGGATGTACGGCAGCAGCGTGAACTGGACGAACTGGAGCATGCGCGACTCGACGTTCGCATAGGTGTTGGGATCGCTGCCGGCGCCGATCATTGCCGGCTCCACGCCGAAGGCGAGAGCGATGTCGGCGGCGTTCATCTTCAACATCTCCACAACGGCCGCATCGACCGGCGTGATGCTCAGGGGTGTGAAGTCCGTGACCGCGTTCAGGACGGCGATGCTGCGCCGGCTTGACCCGTGCGCCGCCATCCACTTGCTCTTCAGCTCGTCGGCTTGGGACTGGGTGAGGCTTGGTGTCGTCACCTTCAGATAGCCTGCCGGCACGCCGGACTGGACGCTCGTCTCGGCGAACGACCGGAACGTCCGGCCATCCGCGATGGTCTGGGCGTGTCGATCCAACACGCCGAGGCCGAAGCCGTCTTCGTCGTACGGCGCCGGCCCGCGGGTATGGAACAGCGACCACTCGGTCCCGTTCAAGTCGAGCCGGCCGGCGGCGTTCAACGGCTGACCGCCGATCGTGTAGACCTTCGATCCGGAAGCGTCAACCGTCGTCCCGACATGCTCGGCCGCGAGAGGCAGCAACGCCGGCATCGGCATCGTGGACTGGTCCACCTGGTACAGGAAGAAGCCGTTGCCGCGCATCACCACGCTGGAGATCAGGGCCGCGTAGAACTCGGGACCCGACAGAACACCGGGCCGGCCGGCGAGGTTGACGCCGAATCGATCGTCGGGGCGCAGCAGCATCGGGTCGGTCAGCCAGCGCGGAGTCGGCTGAACCGCCTCGCCGTTACGGATCTGGCGAAGCGGCATGGACGCGATTGAGTCAACGATCAGATTGTGGCAGCGGACTACGGCCGGTAGATTGCTGCCGCCGGAGCCGGAGCCGGTCCACGACGGCCAGGAATCGCCGCTGATCCACCAGGCCGGGCCGTCCTGATCTGAGACCCAGCCATCCGGGTCGTTGATCAATAGGCTGCTTGCCGGTGTGTTCGGCGTGCTGCGAACCCAGCCCATGCGGCTCATCAGTCCCACAGCGGCTCCGATCAGAAGATGGCGGGAACGGTGCCGACCTGGCGATGTGCTGACTGTACCGCACGGGCGAAGGCCCTGGCGAGATCCGTCCGCTGGCCCTCGACATGAACGACACCGAGTCCGCCGGCAGCCCCCGGCTTCACCCTCGCCGAGGTGATCTGGATCGTCAGGTCCTGACCGCCGGTGTGAAGGAGCCGGCCGGTGTTGAGCAGCTCGCGGAGCAGCGGCAGGGCGGCCCGCGTCTCGGCGGTTCCGACCCCTTCCGGATTCGGCTCGATCGCCAGCAGCGCGGGGTCATGGCGGAGCGTCAGCCCGACCTGGATCGCGCACTGGGGCCAGCGCTCGCGCAACTCCTCCAGCTCGAGCCACGCCGCCATCAGGTTCGGGAAGGCGGTGGCGTAGCCGCCGATCACACCGCTGCCAGCCGCCCATGCGACAGCAACAGCCGAGCCCTCGCCGATGTTGTCCTCGACCTCGACGACGATCCCGAAGCCGTCGCCGATCGGCGGCTGGAGATCCGACCGGGCCGCGCCGTTCCAGGCCTCGGCTGACAGCAGGACCATTCCGGTGCCGGCGTCCGCCACCCACTGATTGAGCCACTGCGTCCGGAACTCGGCGTCGGTCACCTTCGACCGCTTGTCCCTGATCGTCTCCTCGCGGCGGTCCGACCAGAACGGGCTCGCCCGCTTCCACGTCGCCGGCTTGGCCGGATCATCCCCCGGATGCGCCGACCACTCGAGCAGGAGGAGCGACTCCGGCCGATCCAGCGTCTCGATCCCGGTCTGGCGGTAGGCCAGCATCAAGTCGCTCGACCAGTCGCCGGCCGTTGACACCAGATACAGCTGGGGCTGCTCAGCCTCGGCGAAGGTCGGGTCGATCGCGCCGTCGACGATCTCGCGCTTGACCCGCCACGCCTCGTCGACCAGAGCGGCCGACAGGGACATGCTGACACCCGCCCCATCGTTCGCCGCCTGGATCAGCCAGCGGGATCCGTCCGGTGCTTCGATCCGCTGCTCGCCGTTCGCGAACCGGACCGAGCCCTTGCCCCACTCAGCCAGAGCCCAGCGTGTTGCCGGCCTCCACACCTCCATCGCGGCCGACAGCTTGTGAGCGATGTGGAGGATCGCCTGCTGCTCACCCAGCCGGTCGCCCTGCTGGAGTCGCCAGAGCATCAAAGCCCGGAGGAGCCACGACTTGCCGGACTGCCGGCTGACTGTGAGGACGATCGTCCGCCAGCAGAGCCGGCCCTCGGCGTCGACCTCCAGTGCTCTCAGCGCCACAAGCTTCTGCCAGGGCCTCAGGCCGCCAGACCGCTTCGGGTTGATCGCTCGCTGAGGTTCGGCTTCCGCCCATTCGATGAACTCCCAGCCGAGCGTGCCCACCGCTGTCGGGTGCGGCCGGCTCATGAAGCGGGGCCACGGCACGTCCTCCGCGGCCAGATCGAAGCCCCAGACGTTCGGCTCGTCTTCCGGCCGCCAACCGCCGACATCAGGCTCGTCCGAGCCGGGACCGGTCCGAGCCGGCTGTTGATCTTGAGAGATAGACGGAAGG